GTTAATAACTGTTTTTCAGTTAGTGTTAAAATTATGCTTTGGGTTGCACCCTTTGTTAACCTAATCATATACGTATATATAGCAGGAAATGCAATTTGTTGCATATAGGGGACAAATAAGCCTAATATGTAAAGTTTTGCCTTTACTTTATGCCGTTTTTAGTAAAGTTTTTGCTTTACTATATAACACAAAAAAACCGCCGAACGAATTAACGAACGGCGGCAAACCTATAAACCTATGAAAAACAAAGTTGTTAAGAACCCGGTGTTTCTAAAGCTAAAGCAACAACTGAAGAAACGCTTGGTGCTAACGCAGGTTCTGAACCTGTGAAAGTTAAAGTGAATCCGCTTCTGTCACCTTGCGCAGTACCGGTTGAAGCTGCATTTGCAGTCATATCAATACCACGTGTTTTTCCTAAATACCAATAAATTCCATTGCTATCTTTTGCAACTGCAACCAAAGAATTCTGTGCTAACAACAACAATTCGTTGCGTGTGTTAGTCTGTAATTTGTTAAGGATAATCTGCAATTCCTGTGCATAGAATACAGTTCCGTTTGCAACGGATGCATTCAAAGTTTGGTTGAACATTGACGTATCTTTTACCAAAGCATATTTCCAAAAACGTTTTCCCGCAGCTTTAGTTAAAGCAGTTATTACACCACTTGCTTCAGTTGTAGTTGTTACGTTTGCAGCTTCAGTAAAATATACCTCAACAATCCCGCCTAAACTATCGCGACAGTCTAAAGTGTAACCCTGTGTTAGTGCGCACGGCATATTTTTAAATTTTTAAATTTTACAAAATTGGGGGGATATTTCACCCCCCTATTAATTAAGCTAATACGAATCTTACCATTTCGTCAGGGAATGCAAAGTTCACACCCATTTTGAATTCAGAAACAAAACGTACTTGGTCAGCTTCTTTAGCGTAGAAAATTTCAAACTTTTCTTCTTCGTTCAATAAGTCTGTACCGATAAATAAGTTGCTCAAACGTGTAGCGTAAACTTTGTTAGTACCGTTCAAACCTGCAACTGCAATTACCTTAATCATTGTACCCGGTAAAACAAATTCACCGTCTGCCTTCGCGTCAACTGAATAATGGAAGCTATTTGCGTTCTTTAATGCAATAGTGTAAGTTCTGAACAAATCCTGACCACAGAAAATTGTCATATCGTCAGCAGCAACAACTTTAGCAGGAATTGCAGCGTAAACACCGTCAAAAATGCTGATAACGTTAGCAGCAGTAATTGAACTTAATGGCGCACCTGAAATAAAAGTTGAAGCGTTTGCAGCAACAACACCTGAAGCAGCACCGATTAATTTTACTAAACCGTCAAACTTGTTTAAGTTAACGTTTACGCTATCGGTGTCACCTTGCCATAAAGAAGTTTCTAATTGAGCAGCGATTGTCTTTGCTTTTTTGTCTGCAAATTCTTGCTCAAAAGGGATTGAATCGTACATTGAACCTGTTGGCAATGCTTTTTGTAAATACTTCGCTTCTAAATCTTTAGGACATAAAGCTTCGTTTACTTTAATTTTTCCAACAGTCACAGTTCTTTGTGTGAAAGTTGTTGAACCTGAAGCAGTAAATCCGCAGCTTCCACCGCTTTGAAATATTGCGTCTGTGTCCATAATGTTAATCGTTTCAGAAGACTTTACGCCAACCATAACGTTACCTGCACTTTTAATTAAAGTTGCAGTTTTTGCACCTAATACAGAAGAAGTCACTAAAAGTGCTGCATTTTGTTCTGTATAGTTTGCTAATGCTGATACATTAAATCCCATTGTTATCTAATTTTAATTGTTTAATAATGCTTGTCTATATTTGCTCAATCTTTCTTCCTTAATATCTTTATTAGATACAAATTCAGAAAATCCGTTTGGCTTTTGAATTGGGTCTGCGCTTGGTGTATTTGAAAGTGCCTCAATTAGTTCGGCTACCTGTGCAAATCCTTGCTTAACTTTATTTTCTAATTCCAAAACTCTTAATTCAGCCGCTTCTTTAGCTTCAACCAATTCAGCAAATTTTGCTTCAAATTGTTCAGCCATTTCAGCCATTTTTTTGTCTTCTTCTTTTGAAGCTTCAACTTCTGTGTCAACTTCCGGTAAAACTTCTTCAACTTTAGATTCAATCGCAATAATAATACCGTTTTCGTCCAAAGTAATTTCTGTACCGTCCATTAATTCGTGTTCGCCCATTGGTGCGGTTGTACCGTCTGCCAATGTAACTGAACCGCCAATTTCTAAAGCTGAAATTTCAACTTTAGTCCCGTCCATTAAAGAATATTCTGCCATTTCCACCTTTGTTTCTTCAACCATTGGTGCAACTTCAGCTTCAACTTCAACAGGCGCAACATTGTCTTCAAACAATGCCTTAATTTTTAAAATCGCTTCCTGTGCGTTCATACTTTTTTTATTATATAGTTAAAAAATAAAATGTTTACCACTTAACCTGTGACAATATTTTTTGAATTTCCTCAACCATTGAAGCAACTTTATTTACTTCACGTGGTTTGTAGTTAAATAATCCTTCAACGCTGAACCCGGCAATTTCGCCATTTTTAACCTTTTGCCACGCTTCTTCGTTGTCAACAATCATTGACCCGAACCAACTTCCAACAGGCGCGTCTTCAAATCCTTTCATTGGCATAATGCCACGCGAAGGGTCTGAAATAAAGCTTTCAAATAATGTAACGCCTTCAAATTGTGCGTTTGAATCGTGCATTAAATTGACGTTACTTTGAAAACCCTTCTTAAAAAACTTCTGAACAATCTTAAGAATAGTGTCTTTACTAAAAGCAACATAATAATCGCCGTATGTACTATCGCTGCGAAAAATAGGACTGTCAGCCAACATAATAGCACCACTAATAATACGACGGTCTTCATTTGCAATTTCAAATTTTTGGCTTTTATTAAATGCGTTCCAATTCTTTTGGATTGCGGGACGGTCAACCAATGCAATAAAGTCAACCTGTGCGTCATCGTTTATGTCTTCTGTAATATCCAACATAAAAATTGGTAAATCTGTATTCATAACACTAAATAGTTTAATTTTTAATATTTATCGTTTATTCAAATCTTGCCCTGTTTTGTATTTCCGCGTCACGGCTTTGTGCGTCTGAAATATCGCGTTCAACAACGTAAGCACGAATAGTTTGACCGCCACTACCGTCACTAATTCCACCGCCGCCACCACCTAAAGAAGGCGTCCCGCCACCGCCTAAAGACGGCATTGCGCCACCACCACCCAAAGACGGCATTGCACCACCACCCGTTGCAGGTGCGCCCGGTGAAGGAATGTTAACAAATCCGGGTTCAGAAGAACCGCCCGGAATTTCAGGCGCTTTTACCGCTAAAATGGATTTTACGTTTTTTAAACCCGCAACAATTGCAGCCGCCGCAGCAACCGCACCCAAAACCGGACCGACAACAGGAATTCCCGCCAAAGACTTAAATGCCGCCGTTGCTGACATATAAGTATCAATAGTTGTTGCAGCAATTGCAGCCGCCTTACCGGCAACTGTATGTTCACCAATCGCCTTTGCAGCATTTTTTAATGTCGCACTAATCTTTTGTGCATTTTCCGCACGTGCAGCCGCTTCTTTTTTACTAATTTCAACCCTTGCGTCGCTTAATTCTTTTTCTGTTTTATTATATGCGTCCGCATCAATTTTACCTTCTTTATAAAGCTTTTTATTTAATGCCAAAGCATCATCAACACCTTGCTTCCTTGCTGCGTATGAAAGGTTTTCATTATTAATAATAGAATCTAAACGTTCCTGTTCTTTGTCGTCAGCTTCTTTTAGATATTTAGCGTCAATTTCAGCAACTTCAGCGCCATATTTTTCACGTAAAGCCGCAACCATTAAACCCTTCTGTTCTTCTGTGTAATCCGCGTTATCAAGTACCTTTTTAGTTTCAGCAACTAAAGCTTCGTCCAATGCAGTAATTTCCTTTTCTTTGCCTTCCTTTAATTTAGCAATACGCGTTTCTGATAATGTTGATTGTAATTCTTCTTCAAACTTTTTATCCTTTTCAGCGCGGTCAGCTTTTATTTTATCGTCAATCGTTTTTACTTCTAATTGATAAGCTTCTTCAGTTGCCTTTTTTAATTCGTTCTTTGTTTTTGTATCAATATTTAAAGCGTCAATTTCAGCAACACGCGCTTTCATATTTATTTCAGCCTGTTTCTTTGCCTTGTCTTCTTCTGAAGTTATTTCAGCCAATGCCTTTTCATTTTGTAAATCCAAAAGCATTTTGTCAGCCGTCTTTTTATCTTCAATGGCTTGTTTATTTGCTTCGTCACGTTTCTTTTTATCTTCTTGAATCGCCTCGTCACGTTTCTTTTTAGCATCTTCAGCCGCTTTTGCCGCAGCGTCAGCCGTCTTTTTATTATAGTCAGCCGTCAAAACTAATTGTTCGGTCTTTAAATCCCTAAATTGCTTTGATTCTTCTTCTGTCCATTTACCTTTTGCTTTTAAGCTTTCACGTAAAGAATTTAATTCATTATTAACCCTTTGTTGGCTTAAGTCATAAATTTCCTTTTCTGAACCGCCTTGCGCTTTTAATACTTTAATACGGTTTTCAATATCTTCGTTTGCGCGTTTATTTGCAACTGATAATTTATTTAAATTACGTTCAGCTTCACTTGTAACCCCAATAAAGTCTGTAAATTGGGTTACTAAATCCCCAACACCTTTTGCCAAACTTCCTAAAGGACTGTTTTTAATCCAATTTGAAATCGCATCAAAATTATTTATAACTAATCCTAAAGCAACAACCAAAGCACCAATACCGGTTGCCACAATAGCACCTTTTAAAACGTTAAATCCTTTTGAAGTCGTTTCAACCGATACGCCAAAAGCACGTTGCACAACCGCCGCCGTTTTAGTTGCTGCGTTATTTAATTCTTGAAATACTGTTGTACTTTTAATAACCGCACCTAATTGTCTGAATGAATCCACGCTTTCACCAACCGCCTGTAAACCTTGCGACAATGCCATTGCAGCATTCACCTTCAATAAAGCCTGTTCAACGTCTTTATTCTCATTGCCAAACAATGCCATTGCACCCTGAAGCGCACTAAATCCACCTGCAACACCTGCCAATGAAGAAGCAACCGCCTTAAATTTGGCGTCAGGATTAAACGCATCTGTCAATGCCTTCGCGTCGCCAATTCTGTCTTTTAAGTCAGCCGCACGTTTAGCCGCGTTAATAGCTTCCTTTGAAGTTGCACCGAACTTATCAGCCATTAAAGCAACATTTGCAGTTGCTTCCCTTAATTGCGTTCTTAAACCTTTAACCGTTTGGTCAGTAGCTTCAAACGCATTATCTAATTTTTGGACTTCCTGTGTTGCCTGTGCGGCGTTCGTGGTGACGTTTATGCCAATAGTTTCTTCTACCATTAATTAGTGTTTATTACTTTTAATAAATTAACCTGTGTTGTATTATAATCCGTTGGGTCGTAAGATTCAATTTTATTTAATCTAAATAATACGCCATTAATCCAAATATATTTGCTAAAATCCAAATTGTAAATGTCAACCGCAGTTAAATAAACGCGACAACTCAATAACTTTGATTCCATATCTGTAATTTCCAAAATGTACGGTTTATTGTACGTATTGAATAAATTATTTGTTGGGTAAATAGACGCAGGAAATTGTAATTCCTTTGGTGCGCCAAAATTCAAATCAACAGTCGGGTTTGCCGGGTCGTCTAAATGTCCCGCGTAACCGTAAGTTGTTATTGTTGCCAAAGTTCCGCCGCCGTCTTGTTGTATTTTCCAACTTGAAACACCTGTAATTTTCTTTGCCATTAAAATACGAATTACCGAATCCATAGGGTCTTCAGTTGTATTATTATTTGACAATTTATAAATTGAACTATGGTATTTGTCTTGTCCTGAATGTAAAACAATTACAGTTGGCGCAAAAATAATCTGTGTTGAAGCCGTGTCCTTTACAAAATCAAATTCAGAATCATAAATAAAATCGCCGTATGATTGACCGTACTTCTTTTTATAGTTTTCGTTAAAATAATCCGAATCGTCTGTGTATTTATACGCATAATAACGCGCGTTCAACTGCGACATTGGTTTAATTGACATTGTTGAACCTGTGTCAATCTTTTGTGACCAATCAATTGAATTGGTTACTGCGTCGGAATAAAAGTCAATATATGGCGCAATATTAATTTGTTTGTCGTTTATATTATCCTGATAAACATACAAATTAAACATTTTACAAACCGATAAAAAGAAGTCTTTTTGGAATATACCCTTTGGCAAATTAGCATTCATTGAAACAGTACCATTGTAAGCAACTGAAGTCAACTGCGCAGCCAATTGTGTAAATGTGAAATTTGCACTTGACACGTTTACAATATAAGTATTAGCCGTAATCGGAACGCTTAATTCAATACGCACTTGATTCGTGTTTGCAATTGCGCCTGTCCAATCAATATTGAATGTAAAAGGGTTATTTGCTGAAAAGGTATTTACTGTCAAAGTCTGAACCGCAACACCGGCAACGTATAAAGTCGCAGTAATTGAAGAAGCCGCGTCGGTTTGATAAATACCCGTTATTGAAGCCAATGCATTAACTGTCTTTGTACCGTCAGTATAAGTAAAAATGCTTTTTCCTGCATTTTCTGTGAAATTAAGTAAAGTCGTAGAATCAAAAGACAAATTTGCATTTCGCGCCGTTGGTGTATTACTGTTTAAAATTGTTTTTGTTGCACTAATCGTGCCTAATATAAATCTGTCATTCGTACCCTGTATTCCTTGACTATTATTTGGAATAATTAGTTTCTTAAAAAAGTCTGTATTAAAAAAGTCGCAATTCAAACTGTACGAAGTACCTTCAAATATCTTTTCAATATATTCCTTTACGTATAATGCCGGTCTAAATGCTGAAACGTGGAAATCATCCTTACCTGTTGAAACGTCGCCGTAATCAATCAATGGATAATAATAACCTGAACCATTTATTGTATCCCAACTGTTTTGAATTGTAGTTACATTCCACGTATGGTTGTATTCGCTAAAATCCAAATCTTCTAAACGCTTATTTCCTAATTCTGTAATAAACCCACCTAATTCACCAAATACGGCGCATTGATATTCAATTACACCTTTATTCATAACAATTTCAAGGATTCTAATAACGCCCTTAAATATCTGTATTTTGTCAATATAGACTTCGCACTTCGCAGCCTGTGACGGTGTAAAGTTTGTTGCAACGTTAGGTAAATCCATATTGTGTTCGTGTGCCATTCCCAAATCAAAAGCAAAACCCAATATTTGATTGTTCTTTGCAGTTGCAGGTATTGAAATTGTACGGCTAAAAGACGTATTACGGCTTCCAAAGTCGCGCACGTCGTCAATCGTGTACGTGAAATCCGTTCCAATATCCTTGATTAAATCAATTACGTTGTCTTCAATATAAATTTCGGTTCTAATCATTATCTGTATTGACTGTTTAAATATTTACCAATTTCAACTTCTAAATCAAAATTAAATAAGCCGTCAGAAACTTTATATTTATATTGGTAATTCGTATTTCTAATTGTAACAGGGAAAAACGCACCTTGTACTTCCATATAAACAATTGGTGACGCTATTAATTGCGCCAACCACGCGTAATCCATATCATTAACCCAATCGCTTGTCAACATATAATAATCCGTATGTTCAATCGCGAAGTTGTATGTCGTTTCATTGTATTTATTGTACGCATCAATATTTGTCATTTGACCACCTGATAATTGGTACGGATTTCGTCTATATGAAGCACGGTTAAATTCGCTGCGTCGCTTGTTTACCAATCTGAACGCCATTGTATCATATCCGCCCAACCTGTTAAGAAAATGAAGGTTGTATTGTCTGTATTTAGGGTTGCAAACTTGTCTAAATTTCAGCGTCCTTGTAACCGCCGCGCCCAATGTAATATAAACGTTGTACCCGTAAGTATTTTGGGTTATAATATCTGACCCCGCCCACGCGTTAATTGCCGCAGCCTGAAAATTGAACAGGTTAAATTGTCCCGCCATTGTAAGGTCACCACTAACCGCAGTTCCAAAAGTTCCGTCTTCATTTGTAGGTTGAACCCAAAGTTTATACGAACCGCCGGTAATCTTTAAAAATGTAATAAAAAATTGGTCGCCGTATTCAATTGGAATATCTGAATTGTCGCGGTCACTTAACCAATCGTCCGTGTAATTCTCAATTAATAAATTATCATAGTAATTGGACAATACCAAAGGAATGTCGCCGTTTTCTGTAAATATGTCACCGAATAATGGCGCATAATAATTATACGCTGAATAAGAACCTGAAGCCAAATTAGCAATAACCGCACCGCTTACTTCTTCGCCAATACGCACCTGATAATCAACCTTTATTTTGTTATTTGAAGCCATTAAAACCGTCGTACCTGAAGGTTCAAAGTAATTGGTCACGTAAGCACGAACCATTGGTGACGCATTAAATACGCCATAACTTCCGTCGGCTGAAGGTGAAGGGAATACCTTGTTTCGGCTAACCTGTGCGCCATTTATGTAAATATCGTACACGAATTTAAAGTTTGTCACCCCAACATTTGTTGAAGAAGCCACAAACCAAAGGTCGTCGTGCATACTCGGGAACGTAGCCGGTTGACTATTTATTGTTATTGCCATTGCTTGATTCTATTTTATTTCCAATTTGTCTAATTTGTAATTGAACGTCGCCGCCAAAAGCTTCTGCCATTGTCGTAAAAAAGTCCTTATTAAATACCGTCTTAACTGCATTATCAAAATAAGAAGTCGTTTTTAAACCGTCCCTTTTGATTGCTGAAGCGGTCGCGTATGCTAAAGCTTTTAATGAAGTCGCTTTGTTAACCGCTTGTTTAAGTTTTTTGCTTTTCCTTTGGGTCTTGCTTAACTTTTTTGTCTGTGTTTCGTTTGTCGTCTTTGCCTTCCCTAATCTGTACCATTGCAATATTGACGTTGCCATTTTTTTATTTGGGAATGGCGTTTTGTATTGGTATGGTGAATCTGAAGAAACTTTTTTTGGTCGTGCATTTTCGCCACCAACACCCTTAACCCCTTTGTTTATATATTTATAATAAACTGAAGCCGGGTTATCCTTATCGTAACCCAACCACATTTCATAATCATTGCCAAACTTTGTGACCTTTGGTACAACCAAATCGCCAATTTTACCTGAAGCAATTGAACCGCTTTTATTTAGGTTTTTTTGTACTTCGTCGTTAAATTGTTTACCGTAGAAAATAAGCATTTGTTCGGCAACAGGAAATTCAGTCGGGTCAATAACGTTGTATTGGTCACCGATTGTTTTTAAAAAACCTTCCTTTAATGCTTTTGCCTGTGCTTTGGCTTCACTCATAACCTTAAATAGGCAAATTGGTTCTAAATACCACACAAAAAACCCCGTGTAAAAACACAGGGTAATTTTCGCTTATTTCAATAAAAAAACACAACTGCCTTATTTAATCCGCTTCGCCTGTTCCCGGTCGTAAGCATTTTTTGACTTCAGGTACGCCATTGTATTCAAAAATTCAATGGTCTTCATTTCAAAAGCTTCCGAAGTTCTAATATTTTCGTGTTCGGCAACAAGTTTGGCGGTATAATGCCACCCGTAGATTCGCATAAAAGCAACAACACCGAATCCGCTTGTTCCGTCGTCATCCCCGCCGTCGTCATTTCCGTTTTCATATAATCCCGCGTAACTTCTATCCAATTTCTGTAAACTTGATAAAAAAAAACCAACGAATGATAAACGTGTATAAAATTCGCTTCCTGCATATCCGCAGCGTATTCTTCGTGTTTACTTGCGTCGTACTTATCGTCAATCCATTTGCCGTACCAATTTTTTTTCTGCGGGATAACCATTGACGCAGCTATTTTGTGTAAATTTCCCAACGTGTCTTTACTAAATACCTTGCTTTCAATATAACGCGCTGACGGCATATTTTTAATGTCGTAATTCATACGGTATCGTTTGCCATTAATTGTAATATAGTCAACCGGCTTCCCTTCAATTGGTTCGTCTAAAAAAGCCAAATCTTTGCGCAATTCTTTTAAGTCTTCAATGCCTAAACTGTCAATTTGGTATTCGGTTAAACCTGTAATAATGCACAATAATTTAACTTCCTTGTCCAATTCTGTCCAATCCTTATTCGGGTTTGTTATTATTGGCATCAATTGTTGGTATTGCCAAAGGGTCAGTTCGTTCCATTTCATAATTCAAAGTTAAGTCTTTTTTCTGATAAGGACAATGCCGACAACCATTTTTGCAGCAATACCCCCTTTTTAAATGATATTCTTCTGTGAATACCTTATAACCGTTTTCTAAATAGTAATCCATTTTTTTAATCCGTTTGCACTTGACATAATTGCGTCAGCGCGTTGCGTTAAGCTTTCAATTTGCCCGTTTAATTCGTCAGCGTCGTATGATATGTAATAACCGTTTGACGTCCCAATAACAGGCAATATTCCTTCTGACCTTATAAAGTTAACGATTTTACGCAAACGCGGTTCAGAAAATTGTTTAATTCCGTACCTTTCTTTTTGCCCGTTAATGGCTGCGACTATTTCCGCACCTTTAATTGGGTTGGCTTTGCTTTTCAGGTTTAAACCCCTGATAATTACAGGCACTAATCTTTTTTCGTCAGGCGTCAATTCGCAGGTTATGTCTTCAAAGTTTTTTATCATAATATAAGTTTTAAGAAACGTCTGCCATTGCTAAATTAATCATTTTTAATTGAATTCTTAAATCTTTAATTTCCTTTTCTTTTAATCCCAATTCCTTTTCAATCTTTGCAATCTTTTCAATTAAGCATTCGTTTTCAAGGCGAAGCAAATATTCCTGACCCATTAAATAATTATTCTTTGTCATACAGTTAGTTTTAAAAAGCCGCCCAAAGTTCACCAAATTACTATCTTTGTTATTTTTTAATATTAAAAATTCTTCAGGCGGCGTAAGTTTAAATTCGGTTTAATTTATCCTGTTCAATTTGATTTTGTGCAGCTTCTTCAGCTTCACGTTCTTCAATGTCTTCTTCGTCTTCCCAATCGCAATGGTCACGACATTCAGGGCAAATATCGTATTCCGTATAATTAGTGTGTGCGCCGCAGCAAGTTGAGTATGCCATATTAAAGGTTTTAATCGTTACTAATATAATTCATAAAATAATATTTACCACCGTCACAATTTGGGTCAGGATAGTTTTTAGCGTCGTTGTATGCAGTTTCTATTTCAAAACGGACTTCCTGTTGCATTTCCATTGCCATTTGTTTTGCCCTTAATAATCCGTAATACTGAATTCCGCCTAATGTGTTTCTTCTAATTTCAGCGTCTAATTGATTAATTAATTTTTGCATTGTTGTTATATACATAATTATAAGTTTTTTAATTGTTCTTCAAATGTATTGATTGTTTTAAATATTTCAAAAGCAACTTGGGGAACTATTGCGTTTCCGTATGCTTTGATTGATTCTTTTTCCCAATAAGAAAAGGTTTTAGCGTCCAATCCTTCGGGAAGCCCATCATTTCTTCCACGTACTTCGGATTCAATCGGAAATTCTTGCCAGCTTCCGGGTTTTTCAATAAAATCCTTTTCACAATACTGTCGTTCCGTTTTATTTGTGACGGCGGCAAAGTCATATTTGTCGATTCGTTGCAAGTTGGCGTAGGCAATAAACCATATTCTTTCCCTTCTATGTGGCGCGTTGACGCTTGCAGCAGGAATAATAAACGGTTGTACCTCATAACCTTCATTTTCCAAGTCAGCGCACACTTCGTCGAATACCAACCCGTCGTTCCAACTAACAAGTCCACGAACATTTTCCCCAATAACCCAACGCGGTCTGATTTCTTTAATTGCTCGTAACATTTCAGGAAACAAATGCCTTTCGTCGGACTTCCCAAGTCTTTTTCCTGCAACTGAATATGGTTGGCAAGGGAATCCGCCTGTGAGAATATCAATTTTGTTTGCGTGAACTGTAAAATCTGTTTTTGTAATGTCATTATAAGATATTGAATTAGGAAAATGATAATTTAAAACTTGTTGACCAAATGGATTCCATTCGCAATGAAATACGTTATTCCAACCCGCCCAATCTGCGGCAAGGTCAAAACCGCCAATCCCGCTAAATAAACTTGCGTGATTCATAATTATAAGTTTTCAATTAAAGCGGTTAATAATAAAGCTACCGTAATAATTGCGAAGAACCAACCCATACCCAAAGATTCTTTGGCGTATTGCTTTTGCATTGCTGCATAATGTTCGTTTAATTTGTCTTGTTGTGTTTTTAGTCTGTTTGCCATTGTTGTAATTTTTATTGTTTCCACAAATATAGCACAGGTTTTATACAACTTCCAAACATTTTGCAAAGTATTTTCTAAAATTGTGATGAACGGTAAATAATAAGGATAAACGGTTAAGCGAAGGCGTAACGACCATTCCCACGTTTGATATTGTGGTTTTGCCACGCTAAAGCCAAAGCCATAACTGTATCGTCGTGGAATCCTGACGGCGCTGAATACCTTACGCCGTGTGAAGTAAACTGATATTCAAACACGTCTAATTCGTCCACAATAACACCTTCCGGGAATCCGATTCGTCCCTGTTGAATGGCTGAAGCCAAACCTTCCATTAATTGTTGCTTTGATTGACTTGTAAACTTTAAACCTTCAATGTTTATCCCTTCACGAAGCAAGTCTTCCAATATCGGGTCGCCAACCCCTGTTGAATCCACCACAATTGGTGCAGGTGGCAACCTTTTAATTGTTTCTTTGGTATTATGCCAATCCATTTGAAAGCGGTCAAAATACGCCACGTTGCCGTCCTTATCTAATCCAATTATAACTGTAAAATCCACAGACTTTGCAAGGTCAATGCCATAACAAACAATTGGTTGTGCTGAAATAGGTTTGACGCAGCGTTTAATGAATGCGTTGCCAAAAGGGTTTGCGCTATTCTCGGACGGGTTCGCCATATATTCCTGTTCAAATACAACTTCAGGTAATTGAATTCGTGCTTCGTCTATTTCGCGCGGGTTAATATGCGGATTATCGTATGTGCTAAATTTAAAGCTTTGCCAATCGTTTTCGCCCATTTTCATAAACAGGGAATAAAAGAAGTTTTTGCCACGTGGCGTTGAAAGGAAAACCGCCTTCCCTTCGTAGTCGGTCAGCGTCGGGCGTATGCTATTATTCCAACCGTCTTCAAGGTCAGCGATAAACGCAGCTTCGTCAATAATAACCAAATGGAATTTACGACCGCGCAAGTTGTCTAATCGTTCACCTGTAAAAAATTCAATTGACCCTTCGTTGGGACAATAGATTTTCAGCTTTGAAATATTGCTTTTAAATGGTAATACTTTTGTAAGGCGTTCAAAAAATACTTGCGCCAATCCGTATGTTGGTGTTATGTATGCAACATTCCCGCCATTTAATGCTTCTTTGATTATAAGTATTTGCGACAATTCAGACTTACCAAAACGACGTCCGCACATAACGACAATAAAACGCCTTTCAGCGTCCAATATCTTTTTTTGATTCGCGTGCGGTGTTGGAAGTTCTATGCGCATTTATTTATTTTCCGTATCGTGTAAAGCAATAAATTGTTTAACTTCTTTTTGTTCTTCAATAAATTTATCCCTTTTATTTATAATTTCTAAAAGTTCTTCTTTTGCTTCTTCTAATCTGTTAGTTCTTTTTACAATTTCAGATTCTAAATATCTTAATTCGTCGTCGTCGTGTCGTGTCGCCCATTTTAAAGCTTTAATTACGTGTTTCATAGGTTTGTTTTTATAAAGATACTACAAAATTGTTTTGCCGTCAACAAATACGACTTCAATCTTCGTGTCCTGTTGAACGTCAACCTGTTCTTTTGGTTTACCATAAACGCGTGACAATAAAGTGTCCATTGAATAAAGACTTCCATTATTCATTGACTTAATGATTGCCTTTGCAACTGTCATTTCAAGTACAGTCGCATCCGGGTTCTTTGTAACCGCTTCCAATTCTTTAGGTGTCATTGACATAAGCGCCTGAATTGAATCGTTTATTTCAGCTAATTTGTACCCCTGTTCTTTTAATAAGCTGACATACTTACGCGGTCGCCCGTTCGGGTTTGCCGTTTCGCCTTTCTGAAGAACCTTTAATGTTCCACCGTGTTTTTGTTTCACTTCCTTTGCCATTGTAATACCTTTGTTTTACCTTCCCTGACCTTTGTACGCTTTTGGTCGTGGATTGTGTTTGTTAAAGCTTTTTTTCGCGTGTCCGCACTTTCTTTTACCAAAATTAGTCTTTTGACTGTCCCCTTTAATCTTTGCCATTTATTGCCTTTTTATGCTTATCTTTTAAATATTCCAAATGTGTCTTTGTGTCCCCCATAACGACGTGACAATAACGACAAAGCGCCATTAAATTTTCAATCCTGTCCTTTTCTTTTGTTCCGCCCATTCCCCTTGCTTCAATATGGTGAATGTCAACCGCTTTGTTCCCGCATACTTCACACGGAATAAAGTCTTCAATTCCGTACCCAAAATAATCCAAATAAATTTTAGTATAATTTTTCATTAAATAGGGTAAAACTAAATGCGACAAATATTAAGCCAATTGCAACTGAATTATGGAATTGTGTATTTTCGTCAATTGCTTCACCAATGTTTATGCCTAACAATATGTTGCGCGGCAATAAATGAATTGAAATCCTGAAATTATAAAACTGAATAAAGTATTCCATTATTGGTTGTCAATTTGTTTTAATTTCCTTTGCGCCCATTCAATACCTTCAGTTCCACCCCACGCGTCCCACATTAAACCGCCGCAACCTTCTTCGTATGGTACGTCCTTATTTTGTTGGTGACGCTGAAAAGACGCCATTCGTGCAATTGTATCGCGTGAAATTGGTTCTTTGTTTGCTAATTGGTTTGCCCTTGCTTTGCCAACAGGTGTTCCGCATTCACCCCAACCATTTGTTTCTGCGTATTTTAACGCCCTTTTGGCGTTGTTTGTTGCTGCTTCCGGGTAATCTGTGTATGAATCCGCAGCGTAAGCGCCTGAAGCTAATATTGCCGCCCAAACTTTGTTTGCCTTTTCTTCTGTATCATAAATACAAGCACCTGACCCAATTCTGTATTTTCCGTTTGAACATTTAATTACCGGCATTGCTAATTAGTTTATTATAAATAGCAAAACGGCGTTTGTTTACTTCGTGCAAGTTGAAGTTCTTATTGCAATACTCGTACAACGCGTTCCCGTAGCTTTTACGGGCGTCAGGGTCTTTGGTTAACAACTTAATCCAATAATACCAATCTTTTTGACTGTTGACGTGACAAGCGGGATAAAAACCCTTGTACGGGTGAACGTTGCTAACAATTGCCGGGTTCTTCTTTGCAGCCGTTTCAAGTACCTTCAAATTAGACTTCATTGAATTAAACTTTGAATCAATTAACGGTATTAATGAAATATCTGAATCGCAATAAGCCGCCATATATGAAGTTACTTCGTTGTAATTGTATATTTTAGGGTTCAGCTTCAATCCGTTAGTGAATGCCGCAATCATTCCGTCCCAAATTGGCTTTTCGCCTTCGTTGTACCCCGCAATTACAGTTTTAACCGGGAAATTGATTCGCTTCATTGGGTTACGTAATATTTCCATATCCTTCCCGTGCGTTCCCGAACCTGACCAAAATAAACGAACAAGGTCTGATTCTGTTTTGTAATCCTTAAATTGTTCTTCGCCGTATGGAATCGCATTTGGCAATATTTCAATATTCTGATTGTATTGGTAAACTTCTTCAGCTAATCGTTCGTGCGTAACTGTGCAAAGGTCGGCAATACGAATCCACGCCAATATTTGTTCGGTAACGTTATTTAAAACATAATGTTCGTAAAGTATATGTGAAGGTTCAAGCTTCCAAAAATCGTCGTTGTCAACTACTAATTTAAACCCGTATTTTTTGCGCCATTCAAACATTTGTTCGGGCGTTATGTTTGCCAACATACGATTCATAACAACAATGTCATAATTCCCTTCAAAAGTTTCTTCGCTTATTGTATCGGTCATTAAACAATAATCCTTCTTCATATTTACCAACGGCATCATAATTCTATGATAACCAACCCCACTTGTTTTGCTCGTAATTGCTAAAATGCGCATTTAATTTGTTTTTCATTATGATAAATAGGTTGGTATTTTTCCCAAACTGACTGCGCACGTGCTAAACTTTCGTCCTTCATACGTCTGTATTCTGTCCCGTTGCCAACGTCGTGTCCAATATGGTCTGATTTTAAGTCGGGTAAATAGTAATTGGTAAACCCGGCAATGGTTGCGCGTTCTGCGTAATCCCTGTCCTGCATTCCGTACGGGTCATATTCTGTATTATAACCGCCAATCGTGTCAATTAATTCCCTTGTAAAGTAGTTATTGCCAAAAGGTGTATGTGTTTTATGTATTCCGTCAACCAATGGCGGTAATTCTTCAACGCAATGTATGCCAATAATCCCTGTTTTTGACACACGTTTTGAAAACATAACCCAATTTGACAACCAATTTTCGGGCAATAGAATGTCATTTGCCAATATACAAACGCCGTCGTATTCCTGTGTTATTGATAACCCGAAATTAACCCCTGCGGCAATACCTCTTTTATGTAGTGACCAATTTGCATAATGCCAATTATAATACTTTTGTATTTGGGTAAACTGTTCTTCGTCACTTCCGTTGTCAATAAGATAACAATGCGCGTCGTGACCACTATTGTAAAAATTCCTGTCAATAACCTGCTTTGTCAGGTCTGCCCTATTTTGGGTTAATAATATTACGGCTATATTCATTTATTCCAATTTTACGTGCGGGTACACCTGCATATTTTGTAAA